AATCCAACATTTCGAGCATCAAGCATTACGCAGAACCGCCCGCCGCGTCCGGCACTCCGGCGACTGCGCCAACGGAGAAGAAGGCGCATCGCGTCGTCAAACTCTCCGATCCCGCCCGCGTCCGGGCTAAGCCGTTTGTGATCAAAAAGATCCACCGTTGACGGCAACCGTCCATTCGCGGTTTTCCCGCACGTTATCCGGCCCCTGGACAAGGCTGCACCGGCCCGTCGAGACGACGCGCCATTCCCATAGAAGGAAGTCCAATTATGGCTACTTATGCCGAGCAAATCGCGGCCTTTGAGGCGAAGCACGCTTCGAACGTCGCAACAATGAAGTCCCTGATGGATGAAGCCTCAGACAAGGGCGAAACCCTCGACGAGCAAGCTCAAGAGCAGTTTGATGAGCTGCAAGCTGAGAACGAGTCGGTGGAAAAGCACCTTGGTCGTCTTCGCCAAATGGAGAAGATGGCGGTTGCCAACGCAAAGCCGGTTGAGGGTTCAAGCGCCAAGGCTGCATCAGAATCCCGCAATCCAACGGTTCCCGCTACGGTCAAGGCTCAAAAGAAGCTGGCTCCCGGTATCGCTTTTGCTCGAATTGCGAAGGTGAAGGCGATCGCAAAACTGGAAACCGAAAACGTTCGCGACGTAGCTCGCAAAATGTACGGCGAAGATTCGGATGTGTTCGGTCACTTCACGAAAGCAGCCGTAACGCCTGCAAATACCCAAGATGATTCTTGGGCCGGGAACCTGATCACGGAAGGCAATGCTTTCGCGGATTTCGTTGAGTTCCTGCGTCCACAGACGATTCTTGGCCGCTTCGGTACGGGCAACATTCCCGGCTTGCGCTCGATTCCATTTGATGTTCCGGTTCTTGTTCAGAGCAGCGGTGGCGAAGGCTACTGGGTTGGCGAAGGCAAGCCTAAGCCGCTGACAAAGTGGGGCACCGACCGTAAGAAGCTTGAGCCACTGAAGGTCGCGACGATCGCCGCTATTACAGAAGAGATGCTTCGCAGGTCCTCGATCGCTGCCGATGCTTGGATCCGTGACGAGTTGGCCCGAGCGCTCATTGAGCGTCTGGATAAAGACTTCATTGATCCAACAAAGGCCGCGGTTGCAGATGTGTCACCAGCCTCGATCACGAATGGCGTTACGCCAATTATGTCGAGCGGCAATGATGCTGATGCCATCCGCGCCGATCTTCGATCTCTTTCTGCGACGTTCCGTACGAACAACAGCACCTCAGCCGGTGGTGTTTACATCATGCCAGAGGGTGTCGCAGAAGCATTGTCAATGATGACAAACCCGCTTGGTCAACCGGAGTTTCCAGGCATTACGCCTGAGGGCGGTGTTTTCAACGGCAAGCCGGTAATCACGTCGGAGTATGTGCCGAGTGCTTATGATCCTGATGGAGCAAGTGAGGAAGACGCTGGCGCGATTGTTGTTCTCGCAAAAGCATCCGAAATCTTCTTCGCAGATGAGGGTGGCATTTCCGTTGATATGTCTCGCGAGGCTTCTCTTGAGATGAACGACTCTCCTACCGCTTCAGGTATCGCGGGCACAGGATCATCGCTCGTTTCTCTCTGGCAGAATAATATGGTTGGCTTCCGAGCTGAGCGCATTCTGAACTGGATGAAGCGTCGCGACAACGCTGTTGCGGTTCTCGCCAGCGTGAACTGGTCTGCCTAATATTAGGCGGCGGGCCTCAGTCATGATATAAGGGGCGGGCCGGGAAGCTGCGCCAACAGCAACCCGGCCCTAACCACCAAACCTGGCTAGAGGTTCTATGGCTGATCAGATTATCACTTTCGCTGAGGCGAAAGAGCAAGGTCTTTCTCGGTATTTTACCGGCAAACCCTGCAAACATGGGCACCTTTCCCCGAGACGTATAGACAACCGGTCTTGCATGGCTTGCGATGTGGAGCGGGTAAAGCGCTATCAAGCGCGCAATCCGGATATGGTGAAGAAGGCACGGAAAGCGCGGTACTGGAAAGACCCGGAAGCCGCAAAGGCTAAAGTTCAGAAGTATCGAGATGAAAATCGCGAGAGCGTTCGAAAGCGTGGCCGCGAACTCTATCAAAGACCCGAAACGAAAGAATATCAGCGCCAGTACCGCGAAGCTCATAAAGAGCGCCGCAATAAGCTGATCTCCAAATGGTCGAAGAATAACCGCGACAGGCGCCGCGAAAGCAACCAGCGCTGGTATTACAGCGACGTTGAACGTTCACGCATGGTGCACCTTGAAAAGGTTCATCGCCGCCGCGCGAAGAAGCTTGAGGCGGAAGGCTCTCACACCAAAGAGGAATTAGCGGCGCTGCTAGACCGGCAGGCGTGTCGCTGCGCTTATTGCCGGGCCGATCTTCGGAAGGTCAGCAAGCACGCCGACCACATCGTTCCGCTCAGTGAGGGCGGCTCAGACGCTATCGAGAATATTCAGTATCTCTGCGCGCCCTGCAATCTCTCCAAGGGCGCCAAAGACCCATACGAATTTGCGCAGGAGCGTGGCCTCCTGCTTTGACAGGAGAACGCAATGAAGAAATCGACCTATATGGACCGAGCCATGACAGCGCGTGATCCGCGTTATGCGAAGATCCTCGGCAAACTTGGCTATGAGCGCCGCGACATGGTGGCTGAGCAACCCAAAGACGCGTCTGAAACCGAAACAGACGACGAGCTGACAACGCTCCGCGCTCAGTATCAGGAGGTCGTTGGCAAGCGAGCTTATCACGGATGGTCTGCGGAAGATCTTCAGGAGAAGATCAACGAGGCTTCCGAAGAGTCGGGCGAAGAATAGTCCATGACTCAGGTTCTGGCGCTTGCTCTGGTACTTTTCGTGCTCGCAACCGGACTGACAACCGCTGGCGTGTGGCTTCTCGTCGGAATGCCGTGGGCGCTTATCACAGCTGGCGCATGGGCGTTGATCGGTGGTGTTGTGCTTTTGAGAGGGGCGGTGACGAGTGGCTAACGCAATCATGACCGCTTTCGCTCGGGGTATCGCACCGAAGGCAAAGGCGCTGCGACCTATCTCGACTAATGGCGGCGGATGGTGGCCCATCATAAGCGAAGCTGCGCCCGGGAACTGGCAAAAGAACGTCGAAGTTCGTCAGGATCAGGTTCTCGCCTTCCACGCTGTATTCGCCTGCATGACTTTGATTGCGAGAGATATCGCAAAACTGCGTGTGAAGCTGGTTCAGCAGGATGCAACGGGGATCTGGTCAGAGACAAAGAACCCGGCATATTCCCCCGTTCTGAGGAAGCCAAACAGCTATCAAACCCGGATTCAATTCTGGGAAAACTGGATGCTTTCGAAGCTATCGAGCGGCAACACCTACGCGCTCAAAGTGCGCGACAATCGCGGCGTTGTCATCCAGCTTCATGTGCTTGACCCGTATCGCGTGAAGCCTCTGATCACAGAGGATGGGGCTGTCTATTACGAAATCAGCCCTGACAATCTGAGCGCGTCTAAAACCGCGATCACCGTCCCGGCGCGTGAAATCATCCACGACCGCTTCAATTGCCTGTTTCACCCTCTTGTTGGCCTCTCTCCGATCTACGCGAACGGCCTTGCTTCAACACAGGGCCTCAATATCCAGAATAACAGCGCGTCATTCTTCGGCAATTCGTCCATGCCGGGCGGCATTCTGACTGCGCCGGGTGAGATTGCTGACGAAACTGCACAGCGCCTGAAAGACTATTGGGAAACCAACTATTCGGGCCGCAATGCGGGCAAGATCGCCGTTATGGGTGATGGTCTGAAGTTCGAGAGACTGGCGATTACCGCGCACGATGCGCAAATGGTCGATCAGCTCAAATGGACCGCCGAAGTCGTTTGCAGCACCTTCCATGTGCCGCCGTATAAGATCGGCGTTGGCGCAATGCCGACGAACAATAACGTTCAGAGCCTCAATCTCGAATATTACTCGCAATGTTTGCAGTCGCTCATTGAAGACGCCGAACTGTGTCTGGATGAAGGCTTGGGCATGGCAGAGGGCCTAGGGACAGAGTTCGATCTGGATGGCCTGTTGCGCATGGATTCTCAAGCGCAGATGGAGACCTTGGAGAAGGGTAAGTCGGTCATGACGCTTGATGAGCGTCGTCGGAAGCTGGAGCTTAAGCCGGTCACCGGTGGCGACACAATTTATCTCCAGCAACAAGACCATTCCATCCAGGCTATCGCTGCACGAGACAAACTGCTGATTGATCAGGCCAACGCGCCAGCAATTCCTACCGAGCCGGTGGCGGACCCCGAACCAACCGAATCCGAAGAACGCGCCTTTTTGGCGGAAACCTTACTTTCCATGCGGAAAGCGATGGAGGCGGCATGATCTGCGCAAAAACATTCGGCGAAGAGCTGGCCACCATAGTCAAAAGCGCCACAACGCCTATTCTTGAGCGCATGGAGGCGCTGGAGAAGCGTTTCGATGATCTGCCTACTCCAAGTGACGGAAAGGACGCAGACCCGCAAGCGGTCGCGGAAATTGTGCGTACGGGCATGAAGGCGGAGCTTGATGAAATCCGGGCGGCGGTGGATGCGATTGAAATTCCAGAGCCGCAAGAGCTTCCCGATATTCCGGCGCTGATTGACGAGGCTGTGAAAGCGATCCCGGCCCCCAAGGACGGTGAGCGCGGTGAAGATGGTCAGAGCGTGACCGTTGATGACGTTCTGCCAACCCTGAAAGAGCAGGTTGACGCTTATCTGAAATCTATTCCGGTGCCAGAAAACGGCAAAGATGGAGCAGATGGCAAAGACGGTCAGGACGGCGAAAAAGGTGATCCGGGCCGGGATGGTTTGGACGTGAAAGACTTATTCCGGGCAGAAGGCGGCCGGCTCG